CACCAGAGGCGACGCCATTACCTCCGTTGCCGCCTGACCCCGGATTGCCGCCACCGCCACCACCAGCGCCAGCAGCTCCATTCACGGCATTCGAGCCACCACTTCCTGTCGCCGTGGATCCGCCGGCCCCACCAGCCCCTCCGGCCACACCACCAGCCCCAGTCGTTACCGCGCCGCCTGCGCCTGCCGTGATGTTCGGCTGCCCCGCACCTCCGCCAGCGAGATCGAGATGCGTGATGGTATCCGTCGTGTTCTTGAAACTAGTCACGCCGCCGGCGACACCCGCCGCACCGCCCGCGCCGACAACGGCTGTATAGGTTTTCCCAGGCACGAGACTGACGGAGAGTCCAGCCGTATGGGAGGCTCCGCCACCCCCGCCACCAGCGCCATTGCCACCGGCATTATTGTCAGAACTCCCGCCGCCGCCACCACCAGCAGACGCTTTGACGAGCACCGTCATTGTCGTCGCGACCGTGATCGTATAGGTGCCGACCGTCGTGAATGGCAGAATCCCACCGCTTGCCATATCTTGCGTGCCGGTCGTAGTGCCGTCCCATGTCAACACGGCTTGCTGGGAAATCGTCGTCGGATTTCTGAGGAGCAGGAGAAGGTCCGTCGTGCTCGTCGCCAGCCCAATTAGCACGGCATTTGCCGGAGCTGTAAACGTCAGGGCTCCTGGTGTGGTGGCCAGATAATAGACTTTGCCTGCTTGCAGACCAGTCAATCCACTAAAGATGCCGCGGTCGCGCGTCGTGACATTGGCACCCGCAGAGATCGATTCCGTTGCCAATCCGACGATCGCTGCTTGCGTGCTCTTACTGACGGAGGACGCATCGCCGAGAAATGCTCGTCCAGGCGCCGACTGATCCGCGCCAGCCGAGACATAGACCACTTGCCCTGCCCCGATATTGGTGCCTGCGAGGAACTGGAGCAGATTGCCGACATTCGGTGAATGTGTGCCATTGTCCAAGTGTTCGACGTTCGACCATGATTTGAGTGTCGCGACGATGTTATCTAGTTCGTCTTGCACGACTTGCAAGAAACCTGAGAGCCGCTCGCGGAAATGGAGAGACAGGATCATGTGAGCGGCTGTCCCTGCGTGACCGGCATGAGGGCGCTCGAGAGTTCCCACGCGACGGATTGCGCGGCAGCATCGCCAAATTGCACTTGAAAGGTGTTCGTATCGCCGATCATCAGACCATCGAGCTTACGCGTGACATACGTCTCCACGGTCTGCGGCGTGAGCACGACGGATCGTTGTGTGACTTCTAACCCATAATCCGCGATGTATTGCATCTGGACGGTCACGCCTTGGGCCGCTTTCGCCGTCAGTAAGGGTTCGCCGACATCGGCGTTATGTCCTTTGATGAGTTCGTAGGGTTTCGTCTTGATGTAGCTCTGATACGACGTGCCGGCGTCATCAGTCGCTGTAAGGGAATCCGCCCGAAAGAGTTTTAACGAGGTCACGAAACCGGCATACGGTTTCTGTTGACGCCCCATTGACGCGGCAATCGTCGCCGCGAACATCACGCTACATCGTGAGACAGCGAGATCGCCGGTCCATTTCGCCCAACCACGACGCACACCTGCGGTAGGCGGCGTATCGCCCACCGGATAAATTACTGCGTGCCCGATAATCGTGTCGAACACAATCAGGAAGGTGGGATCGTTACTGGTGCCAGTCGCAATCCACCACCAGATCTGATGCAACGCGGCATGGTAGACGCCATGACATACCTTGTTCGTGGCGTCTAGATTGATCGTTTTCCAGATGTCCTCAACATCACGTCCCATGTATTGCAGCCCTTGCGACCCTACCCGATACGGGCCTTCCGCTGACAGGAAATACAGAGACGGTTGCCCATGTTCATCGCGACCGAGCACGATCGACTTGTGCTCAATGCAGCCGACGACGCGCGAAATGGGCGTTGGATCGTAGGGCGCGCTCGTGCTTCCTGTCGCGGTCAGTTTCCAGATCTGCCGATACTTGAAGACCCACATGGCGTCCTGTAACGGCCCAGCTAACCCCGTGATAAAGCCGCCGTCGTTCTCATTCAGATCGACGTAATAGTTCTGCTGCGTGGTTTGCGGATTTCGTTCATCGTCGCCGGGATTCACGAACGGCGGCGTAAAGAACACGCGCGAATATTTGCCGGTGGTGGTTTCCCAAGCGGTCGCGCCGAGAATCCGGTTTTCATCCGCCGCCAGATATTTCACCGAGGGGAATAAACTGTTCGTGCCGACGAGTGGCGCGAGCGTGCCGGTCAGCGACGTATTGTTGTCATCCGCCGTCGTCGTGCCGATCGGATTGATGCTAATTAACTTGTAGACGCCATCCGTGGAGGCGCCGTAGAGTTCCCAATGCGTTTCGATCTCTCCAGGTGGACTGACACGCGTGACCGTGGCTTTTTGCGCTGCCAGGGCGACACTCGCCGAGGCCGCCGATAATTCCGACCGAATCCATGTCACGCCTGCGATTTGATACGTGGCGGCTGTTTTGTAGGTGCGTGTATCCGTAACCGCGCCGCCACTCGTCGTGGCGGTCGGCGTGCCCATCACCGCCAGCCCCATCCGGCGACACGTTCCCGTTACCGGGTCATAGACATGACAGCGATCCACCGCAGATTTGAACGCGAGGAAGAATTTTCCATTGAACGAGACGCCGACCGTATCTTGCGGGCGCGCACTAATGGCATCGACCATCGACACGTTCGCCCACGAGGTTCCACCCGCCAATCGTTTAACGATCGGCGTGGCAGCGGAGTCGATCGCCCACATCTCCGCCACGGTTTCATCGGCACTCGGTAAATGTCGCCCGAGGAAATTCAACGGCGCCGTGAAGGCCGTGCCGCCGGTCAACGCGACACTATCGCAGCCCGGCCGCTTGCGACCGATGCCACCGACATTCCAGTCCACATTGATTGCTTCTGAGCATTGATCACTTGGGATCAAATGTGGCGGATCGGCACCGTTGCGCCCGCCTTTGAGCGATTCGATGTTAAATAGTTTCGCGCTGGGGGATTTTGTCGCTGCCAAGACTCACCACGTCCCCGCCGGAAACCACGAACCGACATTTGAGAACCGTGTGCCACGCGGTTGCTGACCAGGGACCACGATGTAATCGTCATTGTTGCAGACGAAATCCATCAGTCGTTGCATCCCTTGCTGAAGGTCGCGTAAACAGGCCGCTTGTCCGGTGAAGTCTTTCTTGAACTCGTATTCGTTGGCTCGAGCGCCACAGCCCAGCAGGTAATGGAAATCGTCTGGCAAGAGCGGCGTATCTGTCGGCTGCGCCATCTGCGAGATCGCCCGCGTATAGTCCACGTTCATCGTGTAAACCGAGGCAGGCGTCGGCCACATGATGATCGTGAAATAGTAGGCGCGCACCTGTCCTGAAGGAATCGTCGCCAGCGTCACGCCCCCAGAGGGCAACGTCATCAGCGAGACGGCCCCCTGACAGGCGGCATCGAGATAGAACTTGTTCACCACGAGTGCATCCGCAATCGTGCCGAGTTGCACGGATGTCGTGCCATTGAGATTCGCATTCAGTCCGAACCAGTCGCCAGAGCTCGCACCGGTCTGTGCGCCTTCGACATAGATCTTTTGAGTCGTGTCGTTGTTATCGCTACTCTTGATCCACAGGGCCGTTCCCGCCGCCGTGCCAGTCGAAGGTTGTTTCGCGACCGCCGTATAACCAAGCGGAATCCATGCTTCTGGAACACCGCTCGTTGTGCTCGGCATGTTGCGCAGCCAATCAAGCGAGCGCTCCACGAGTCGAATGCGGTTCGTCGTGGGTTCGTAGATCCTGAGAATCTTCGCGATCTGCAACGGCAACGCGTAGCGCGGCGTGGCGGCGACGGTCGGAAACGTGATCACGTCATCGCGCAGCCGCTCGAGCCCAGGTTGGGAGAGGATCCGCCGATGCCAATCATTGAGATACGCGCGAATGCGTGTGCGGGCATCACTCGTGGTTTTTTGTGGATCCTGCACCACTCGCACGAGAGTATCGTCTTCAAGTTCGCGCAAAGTCATATCAGTGATCCAGAATCAACAACTCGGCGGTCTGATCTTCGATTAACCCGGCCGCTGTGGTGATGCGATTACGCATCCGATACGTGCGTCCGGGGGTGCCACCAGACAGCACGATCGTCGTCGTCACCGTCGTATTGGAAGAGGATGTGACCGTGAGATCAGACGGAAGTGGAGCCCACGCGGACGTGGAAATGGTATCGCCCGCGAGCCATGCGGTCCAATCGAATTGGTAGGCACTCGTCCCATTCGGATCTTTCTCGAAGATCATGTGATCAACTTATTCGTCCGTGGAGGCACGATGAGTTTATTGTTTCGTGGAGGAATGATCAGGGTGTGATTCAGTGTCGGCGCGGCCCCAGCACCTCCAGTGATGCTAGGCGTCGGCACCGTCCACACCGCGATAGCACTTGACGCACCAATGGATACACCACTGACCGTAACCGTCGCCGCAGGCACGGTCCATGAGGCGGTCGCGGTCGGCGCCGCGATCGACGTATTGCCGTTTTGAACGGTAACGGCCGGAACGTTCCACGTAGCCGTGGCGACTGGCGCATTGATCGAAATCGCGCCGGCAACAACCGTCGCAGCAGCGACGACCCACGTCGCAACCGCCGACCCGGCATTGATAGACTGATTGCCACCCGCCGTGATGAGCGCGCGCTTGATGATCGGGGCGAACGGTTGACCGCGGCCTAAGCGAGCCATCTACTCATTCTTGGAGATAAAATATCCCGGAAGCATTGAATACGATCGTGATGTCGCTGCCGTTGGTGGCCGTGTCCGCAATGTCGAGAATCGCGATCGGCGTCGAGCCAGCGTCATTCGTGACGAACTTGAAGATCGCGATCCATCCGACCGTCGAACCGCCAGCCACGGCTGTCCACGTCGGATCCGCTGCGTCGTAGACAATCCGATCGTTCGTGGTGTCTTCGGTGAATGTCTTGGATCCGAGCGTTTGATCGGTGCCAATCTGCGTGTAGCCGGTCATCGACGTGTTGTCTTTGTCTGGGGTAAACGAGCTGGCGACGAGTCGCGCTTTGATCGTATCGGATGCCCAGACGATCTGTGTGCCGCTCGTTGCGACCGATAAATCACGCGCGCCTCGATTCGTTACAAAGGAGGCCATCTATTCCACCAACGCTATGTGGAGCGTGGCCAGCAGTGAATGGATCTCGGATTGTTCGCGCGGCAGATTCGGGTCGCGATTCGGATCGATGGGCCGGAACTCTGATTCGTCTAGCACCTCGCCGATGCTGCGCACCTTGCCGCCTATTTCCACGCTCTGATTGATGACACGATATTTCGCCATTAGGTGCTCCAGCCTGAAACGCTAGGATCGAAGAACACGCCAAAATACTGGCCTGGAGAAGGTTGACTCGCAATCCATGCAGACCGCGCCGTCCAGTCGGCTTCAAGCGCCGTCTTCATCGTGGCTGTCGGCGTGCCGACTGGAAATTGAAACGTGCGAACTTCCTCACGGACGCTTCCAGCTCGCAGCGCATCGACCTCGGCTTGGCTCCGTCCAGGCCACGCACTTTCTAAGGACGCAGACTGAGGAATCGGATTCGTCAAAGGGAACCAGAACGCCGTGCGGATGGTGACGAAACCGCCGTCCGAGGCGCTCGTATCGAGCACAATGATCCGCTTTGCCATTACGCCTCCACCAGCACATAACAGATCGCATTGATCGCCGCGCCGAAGGTGACGCGAATGCGGAAGAACTCGCCGGCCTGCACCACGAACGCGACGCCGAGCGGGAACTGATAGATCAACTGATTCGTCGGCGCGATCAAGTGCGTATCGCAGATCCGATTCGTGCCGACCGTGCCTTCGGATGACGCAGTGTAGCCAGTGCTCGTCGTCCCTACGGCGAAGATATTCGTGGTCGGGTCGCCAGCCGCGAGCGCTTCGCTGTCGTATTTGTTGATGCCTGCTGCTGCGTGCGCTGTGACTGTGGCGGCCGTGTCCGTCACTGTGGCCGTGACGATGCCCGGTGTGGCGGCCGCAGATCCATCGAAGGAGATGCCCCACTCGCGGATTTTGATGATCTGCGTGGCCCCAGGCTTCACTTGCAGCAACGTCTTAAGTGACGTGCCCGTCGTGACGGAGACAAATGAGCCTGTAGTCGGGGAAGCCCCATTGAAAATCTTATAGAGCACCGTTCAACTCCTCACCAGTAACTCGCGCGTCTGACGGCGTATTCCAGATTCACGACCGGCGCGGCGATAAACGCGGGGCCACCAGTCGAGGGCGCAAAGCTTGCCACTTCCATCGACATGGCGACCGCGCCGCCGAACGTGCAGGTCGTTGTCTGCGATCCCGTGCCCACGGTCCCATTGCTGTCTGCGAAATGCCCACCCGACGACGCGCGCAACTCCGTCGTAATCGCATTGCTCCACGTCGCCGCCGCGCCCGCGCTCTCTCGCAGATTCGCCACGATCCAGCAGTTCGAGGCCACGACGGTGATCGCTTTTGAAATGGAGGTCGCCGTCGTCTGGTTATTGCCGAACGCATCCGGCATACCCGTCTGTGACACCCCGGCGTAATCCGCGGCGAACGCTTGCACCGCGCAATTGGGCGAGACCGAAATCACGACGTTGTTCGCCCCCGTCGCTGGCGCCAATTGCACGTAGAGATACGAATAGCGTTCGCCAGGGACGAACGTCTTATCGATCAGCGTCATCGCCGATCCCGCATACGTGACGCCCGTTACACTGTCCGTATTCTGATCGGCGAAAAACCCGACTTTCAGCGATCGGTCACTGCTTGACGTGACGGTGTAGGACCGCGTGTAGGCCCCACCAGTCGTCGGATTGTCGAGCCCGAGATCCTGAGAATTATTGCGACTGATCGCGCACGACAGCGGCAGATAGAGCCCTGGTTCTCTCCACCAGAAGCGCTGCACGGGCGCTGGCGCTCGTCGCTCAGGCGCTCGCAGATATGCATCTGCATAGAGCCATGTGCGGACATCAGGCGCGGGACCGAGCCAGTCAGATGTAAGCGACTGTGACATCATGAGCCACTAACGCGTCAGTGCAGCCACGGGCGTCGCGTCCAATGCTTGCTCCAGATCAGAGGCGAGCGGGCCTCCGCCTGCGAGCTTCGGCGATGACGGATGACGTGAGGATGGCATCGCATCGCCTTCATACTGGCGCAGCCGTTCCTTCAACGCCGCGATCTCTCCGAACAGGTCTTGCATGTCGCTGACCTGCTGCCCAGTCTTCAGTTCATGCACCATCAGCCAGATCGACTGCGGCGCGTTCATCCGGTGATCCAAATGGCGCACCGGGATACTCACATGGAGTTCTTCGCGCTTCCGGCCGCGCTGTTTGATCACGGCTGTGAACAGACCGCCCCGCGCTTCGCAGTCGTCATCGATCGAGTTGTAGGCGTCGATCTCTGACGGCGTGAGCTGTTCTTCGTTCTCTTTGTGGTAGTTGAAAAACGTATCGCGCTTCAGTTTCGGTTTCGGGCTCGCGATGTCGCCGGCTGGATACGAGAACGCCGAGATGTGCGGATGCGTGTCATTCTCAGGCCGCACGGCTTTCTGCATGCCGAGCGCGGTGGACATGCCCACCTTCTCGAGCACGGCGTTGAGCGCTTCTGGCGTGAACTGATTCTTCTGCCCCTGCTCCAGAAACAGCACGAGTAGTTTTTCAAGGCGTGATTCGGCGTCGGTCTGTTCCGGTTTCTTATCGGGGGCCATGCGGTTTCAATCCTTGTCGGATGTAGTGGTTGACGAGCGCCTGATGTTGTGGCGACTTGACGTGCTGCGGGAGTGCTTTGATGTTCGGTGTCTCATGCGCCCATCCTAGCGCCTTCTGTTTCATATCTGGACCGAGATAGCCACCGAAGGCCGCGGCCATCTGTGCCTGTGATTTGAAGGGCATGTAACACCTATTGCGAGAGATAGCCGCTCATGCTGGCGCCTTGCACTTCGCCGGTCACGCCCGCATTGAATTCGGCGGTCATCGCCGTGTTTACGGTGCCGATGAGATCCAGGCCGCAGATCGAGTGCGGGGCCACCGTTTGCACACCCGCAACGGCTGCGACTTGATGGGCGACCGCATATGACCAGATGACCGTGCCAGCGCCAGTAGCGCCGTCTCTAATGACGAATGTGCCTGCTGCCGCTGTGACCGCGGCGCTCGCGTCTGCGGAGAATGATACGCAATCGACGACGCGCTTGACGCCAGCCACAGCCGCCACAGATGCCGTCGCCTGTGAATTCGCCGCAGGCTGGCTGACCACGACCCAGCGCGGGCCTTTTTCAGCGACGACGAACGTCTGCGCATAGAGCACAGCCGACCCAATCGCAACGGCCAGTAGGACCACTATGATCGCCCTCTGTTTCATGGGATCTCCTAGCATTGGCGCTAATGCTTTTCGAGTCCAGAGGCCGCAGGACTAATCGCGCCTCCCGTGCGTTCCTGATTTTCCGGCTGCGGGTTGTTCCCGATCTGGATCATGTCTGGGGGCGGATCCTGCGGCGGCGTCGCGTTACCGACTGAGATGTTCTCCAGCCCGTAGACGCTGCCGACCGCGATGTTGTCATAGCCGACCGTGCGATTGCGCCAGGTGCGTGCCATTAGGGTTCCTCCCGATACGTCCACTCACCGTCCGACTCACCGACGTGATGCAGCATCGGACCATCCTTCGCGCGCACTTGACGCCATTTGCGCCACGTTGGATCACCTTTCTCGGCATCGGTGTAATACTCCGGCGAGACTTCGACGAGATGGCCATCTTCGTGGAGGACGTGCGTGCCATCACCGATCTTCTTTTTCGCCACTTTGAGTTCTTTCTCTTTCGCCGCGGTTTCAGCCGTAGCCGCTTTCTCAGAGGCTTTTGCGTCGGCTTCTGCCTTCGCTTTTGTATCTTTCTCGGCTTTCGCATCAGCGTCGGCGAGTCGCTGTAGATCGTCGGCCATCGTCTGTTCTTCAGGTGTTAGTTTCGGCTTTGCGTCGCTCATGATTGCACGTCCTCACTCATTTCAAATTCGCGATCGCAGACGAGACATTTCCACCGGCCGGACGGGAGGCGCACCAGATCGTATTGCCGGTTGAAGATCGGATCCCGCCCTTCGCACACGGGGCATTTACGAGTCGCTGTCGATGACGGCGCGGTGGATTTGTCCACAGAGGTCATCCGCGATGCGATCATACGCGAAATATCCGGGTGGGACGACGGCTTCGACGGCTAAGCTATTCGCAAAGCCGACGCGCACCGTCACCCCTGATCCATTCGGCCACACGCGAATCTGGAACGGCTGTTCGCCTCGAGCGCGCAGCCGTTCCACCACACCCGTCGCAAGCAACCGGCTTTCGAGTTCAGTCACTAGTCGAGGAAGCGCAGATTCACCGCGTTGTTTTTTCCGTCCACGCCAATCTGCGCCATCGTGCCGACGAACTGCGCAACGACGAGATTCGTCGTGGTTGTGATGATCGCGGATCCGGCCGTTGCACTTGGCGTCATGACCATTGCCCCTAGTGCCGGCGTTCCGGAAATGAGCGTCGAGCAAATCCCCGCTGTCTGGAGCCAGCCATACTGCGCCGCCGTGATGATGGCCGGAGCCACGCCGACATAGCTGCCGGTCGCCGTGGTGACAGGGAACTGAATCACCGACCGATACGGATTCGCGATCAAGCCCACGCGCGACGACGTGGTGAGCGCCACCTGAATCGCGTCGGTCAGGTTCAGCGTGAACGCCGTCGCCGACGCGATCGCGGCGTGGCCGCTCACCTGATACGTGTAGCCGTTGCCCGGCGTGGTATCGACTTGGAGATACCCGCCGGCATACTGGTTGGCGACGCCGGTCGCTGCGCCAGGCGTGTAGGTGAATGACGTGGCGCCGACTGCGACGGCCGGAGGCGTATTCGCCAGATGCGCCGTCACGATGGCCGAACTCTGAATCACGTTGCCGGCTACGAGGTCCACGGCGCCCGCAAGACAATAGCGAAACTGTCGGCCATCGCCAGCATTCATGCTGCCGCCCAATGCCGCGCGTTGATCCGTTGTCGAGTCGAAGGTTCCTGACTGCGCTGAAATCTGCGGCCCGCTAAGATTTGCCATGATGTGTCTTTCCCTACGTTAGCGTTCCGGCCCATACCGCAGAATTACGGTATCAGGCCGGTTGACGCTCGTTCCTAATCGGGTTTCGTCACGGCGACATTCGCCGCAATATACGCTGCACTGATCGCCGCAATGGCCGCGTTGATGTCCGTGATGTTCTGCGCCGAAATCGTGTTCAGACTCACGGTCGCCATCGTCGTCACCAATGTCGCGTTATTGGTGCGCAATGCCGTGATCAACGTATTCCATGCCGCGAGTCGATCTGCATAAGCCATCAGCTCGCCAGTCCTGCGTTTGATGCCGCCACCGCTTGCTGTAAGGCGACAATCGCTGTTTGCAATACCACACGCGTCGTGATGATCTCCGTGAGTGCCGCGTTGATGTCCGCGATATTTTGCGCGGAAATCGTATTTTCAGAGACGAGCGCCATCACCGCGACGATCGCGTTCAAGTCGGCGGTAATCGTGGCATTGACCGACGCAAACGTGGCACCTGCCGCCCGCACGGCGGACAAGAGGGTCGTCCACGCTTGCTGCCGATCCTGTTCCTGTCCCATGACTAGGTCACAGCAGTCACGACGCCGAGTCGCCGCGATTCGCTCGTGCCAAGATTAGCGAAGGTGGCCACCTTGTGAACGTTGGTGAGCTGGTTGGCCGGGTCCACTTTTGGATACATCTTCATCCAGCCGCCCTGAAGATATGCGAGCTTCAGATACTTGCTGTTCATGAAGTAGACGTTGCCGGCCGGCGCATCTTCGTCGTAAGCCACCGGCGCGCCTTTGAACGTCAGAATGTCGTTCATGAACGCGCCATCGCCGCCTCGCTTCTTGAACTTGTCGGCCGGCAGGAACCGCTCGTTTGGCGTCAGCAAGCCTTCGTAACCTTCAAACGTCGCCCGGTCCGTGATGATGCCGGTCGGGGTGTCTTCGATCCCCCCGCGCGAGCACTGATTGAACACCGACCGCATCGCCGCCCGGAGGTTGTCGAACGCGTTCGTGGTTTTGGTGCCCGCGGTCTGTCGGTTGCGCCAGAACGAGAATGTCGCGCGATTGATCGAACCCACGGTGCCAGTCGTCGGCGTCGAGGAGATGATCAACTGCAACCCGCCGATGTCCTGCGAGCCGTTACCGGTGCCATCCGAAAAGAGCTGCGTGTTGAGCGCGGCGATGTGCGAGTCTTTGCCGTTGTCGAGTTTGATTTCGAGCAGATCGTATTTGCCGGACGACGCCTGCGCGCGGAGTCGTTCCAGCTCGGAATACTGCACGACGCCCGCGTTGATCTTCCAGTCGAAGCGTGCGGCATCGAACACGTTGACGCGGGTTGTATCGAGCGCGTCGTATTCGCCGTAGGATCGGAACGTCGAGTTCGCGGCATACTGCAAGCCGAACTCGATCAGACGCCCGCCGTCGCCTTCCTCTTTGAACCCTTCCTCGTTCATCAAGTAGAACAAGGCTCGGGAATTGAAGATATTATCAACGGGCTTTTTGGTGAACTTCTGCTCCCAACTTTCTGTTGCTTTAATGACCGACCCTTGGTAGAGTCGGCGGGCAGTCATTTCTGTCTGCCTCTCACGGTTGTTATTCCCGTGAGAACGGACTATCGCATCACCGAAAGACTGGGACGAATGAAGCAGACCAAAGCAGAGAAATACGCCTACAACAAGGCTTGGCGCGCGGAGAACCCGGAGAAGATGAAAGCACTCCGAGATCGTTGGTTTCAAGAAAACCGCGAATACCGCCGAACCTACATGAAGGCATACAAGGCCAGAACGTATAGCAAGCGCTATCACGGCGTGGACCGTGCGACGTATCTGGCGATGTGCGAACAACAGCACCATCTCTGCGCAATTTGTCAGCGCAAGCGAAAGCTCGTGGTGGACCACTGCCACACGACGAACCTTGTCCGCGGCCTGCTGTGCCGAACGTGCAACACAGGCGTCGGATGCTTCCGTGATAATTGCGATCTGCTTCAACTCGTTATCCTCTATCTTCAGGCGCCGGCTCGCTTAGTCTCTCACGGTGCCCAGCAACCGATGTTGCCTGCTTCCGCCTTGTTCCCGTCTCAGGGTTCAAGTCAATCAGAGCCGGTTTAGAGACCGCCTAGTTGACGGTCGCCGCGATCTCGCCGATGTCGGGATCGGCGTAGAAGCGATCGAGGGGAGTTGACGTGAGGGGAACTCCGAACCAGGTAGAACGAATCAGACTGAACATGGGGCTAATCCTCGCCAGAGGTTAGCCGCGACTTATCGCCCGATGCCGCGCTTTCTGAATTCGCGACCGAGAAGCTGGCCGAAGGTTTTCTTCGTCAAATCTTCTTTGCCGCCGCCTTGCGCGCTGCTGGGGGAAATCGTCGTGGCTCCGGTTTTTGCTTCGGTGCTGGCGATGACATCCTGTCGGGCGCGCGATTCCAAGGTCGGGATCACGACACGTCGATACGCGGTCTCAAGACCGATACGCGGATTCTTGCGCATCTCCTCGAAAATCGCGCCTTTGTTCGACTCGAAATGAGGCCACTTGGACGCTTCGCTCAAAATCTGCGAGGCTTCCTGTCTGGCACGCATCTGGACTTGCGCGGAGCCTAAGAACTTCTCCGTGGGTCCGATGCGTTTTTCCCATTTCTGGTCTTGCTGATCGACGTAATACTGGACCAACTTTTGCGCTTGTTCCGCAGAGTAGACCGTCAGTCCCGTCTGCGGATCGCGATAATCCGGTTGGGGCGGTCCTGCGGGTTCAGCGCGGCCGTTGCCGTTGGTCGGCTGTTGTGGACGTTGGATGATTCCGTGCGCTTCGAGTTGCGATTGATAATACGCGTTAAAGCCACGCGGATCATCATTCGCCCATTTCGCGAGCGCGACTTGCGCCCGAATCGTTTCCGGGTCAGAGTCGCCGAAATCTTCGGCCCACTTCAGCTTCGAGTATTTCTCGTTGACTTCCTTGAATCGCGCGTAGGGAACAGGTTGATCGTCTGCACCACTAGCCCCAGTCGCATCACTGGATGACGCTCCAGCGGGTGAGGGCCGTTCCGCAACGGCCGATGCTGAACCAGAGCTGCCGGAAGCCGGCGAAGCTTCCCCGGAGCCGGATGGACCGGCGCCGCTCGTAACACCATCGAGCTCAGGACTCAATCAGATCACTTCCTTCGGAGTGGTCCCCTGTGTCGTCGGGAACATACTGGCATCTACCTTGAACCGGTCGGGCTTACGTGTCAAGAGCTTATTTGTTTCACGCTGAGCGCTTGATAACGTCGATCAGGATTGAACGGAAGGACTCGCCGCCGCGAAGGTAGTGCGAGGCCGCGGTCATAAGGCTTCTTCGCCAACTCAGAAACTCTGGCCCTGGTAGAACAAGAGCCGATGGCGACACCGTATCACGATCTGGTGATCTGTCACACTTGCATCGGTTCCGTCGTGTTGCGTCTGAAAACACTCTCGGCAATACAGCGCTTCGCGCATCCCGTATTTCAACAGAAAGTGTTTCTTATAGTCGCGCAACAGTTTGGCTGTGTCATGGTCAAGAACGATGGTTGGAATTGCGGTTTCTTCACCATCGGCCGTGATAATCGTCCCGCTCGTCTTTTCTGCCACTACACCCACCTAGAAGTAAAGTTTGATTTGTCGGTGCCAGGCGGCGGCGTATGCTTCACGGCGTTCACGACATGCGCGGCTTTGGCGGCTTCGCGATATTTCGACCACGAATAAAACTTCTGAGGCTTCGCGGACAAATTCTCAATAACGATGCCGCCTGGTATGTCGTCGCCGATCACTCGTAATCGCGCCTCACCATGCGGACGGATCGTGGTGATGCAGCCGAACTGACCGATTTCAAGCGGCAACCCACACACGGCGCAGAGGTTCATTGGATGCCTGCCGGCGCGTTCGGCACGCCGCCGGTGGCTCGTTCGGTGTGTTTGTTGAGCCGTTCCACTTGATTCGCCGCGCCTGGATGTTCGCGGTTCGGCGCCGTGGGATTCTGGCTCGCGCCCGCTGGCAAGAGCCCCGGATCGTTGATCCCTGAATGCGCCATGATAAGCGCTTGCGCTTGCCGATGCTGCTGCGCTTTCGCAATCATCTCTGGCGCGAACACATACCCGGACTGCTGCAACAGCGAGAGCTTGATTTCAAAGAGCGGATCCCCCATGTCGAGATCCTCGAGCTTCATGCTCATCGCGATTTCTGCGGGCTTGGGCGGTTTCGGCGGAAGTTTTGAGACGACAAGTCCGGCTTGCCCGTAGGGATCGAAATCAAATGCGGTCGCAATCCGTTCAAGGAGAGGAATCGCGTTAACGTTTGGATCGCGACGGATAAGTTCGTAGGCTCGGAGTAAGTCGCCGCGCTCTTGCACGTAGTCGATTTGCGCCGCCGAGTCGGGTTTGATTTCAAACGCGTATTCGCCCGCGATTTTCGTCTTGTCCCAGGACTCATAGCGTTTCTCCCCGTCCTCGCCGACGATTTCTACGAATTCTTCCTTGTCGGCAAAGAGCTGGATCAACGCAAAGAGTTTTGACGCGCATTTGACGAAGAAGTCCATCGTCTCGCGACGTTCGGCGGAGAGACGCGCGGTGGCGTTCCCTTGCGCGATCCGCATTTCGGTGGCGCTGCGCGATTCACTGGCTTCCTGTCCGCGTTGATTAGGACCGAAGGCCCAGACTTCCGACAGATCCCGATCGAGTTGATTGCGCGTCTGGTAGTGATCCGTCGAAAGATGGGGCTTCGCGGCTTCGTGTAATGGCGGGTTGTTGGAGTCGAGTCCATGCACGCCGATGATGCCGCCGAAAATTCCGCGGCGCATTTTCTCGAGCGTGGACGGCCCGCCAATGCGATCGATGTCCGCCAGCAGGAAGGACACGGCCCGGTCGCGCATCGTCGCGGACTGCGTATCGAACCGGCTCAGGTTTTCCACGAGCGCGCGCCCAATGGTGCATTCTGAAGGCGGATACGCGGAGTCCGACACGTAGCGCAACGCCCCGATCTGAATCGGGAATCCGCGCATCCCGCGCACGAGGCGTCCGGTCTTTTCGTCAAAGACTTGATACGGCGAATCCTTATGCACGACGGGTTCATCGTAACCGTCAAGAATCACGAGGAGTCGAATCTTCTCGGGGTGTTTTTCGTTTGGATCGAAAATCGCGGCCTTATACCAGATCTCCCAGCCGGTGATTTTTTGCGTCTGCGTCCGTCCACTCGCGTTCGCTTCCGACTTTAGGCGGTGTTCATCTTCGCTCGTGCCTTTGCCGGCATCATCCTCAAGTTGGTAACGCCGACGAATCACATCGGCGTAGCCTTCAAAGCGTTGGCCATTCCAGTGGGCCAAATCGTAATTGCTGCCGTGAAAGCCTTCAGGGATCAAAACCTTCGCAGGCGAAATACGCTCGACGAAATACCGCTCGGAAATAATCCGTGGGACTTCCTGTTGGATCGGAATCGTCGGCGGTTGTGCGCCAAGCCCTAAGATCGAACCAGGCGCTTGCGCTCCGGGCGCGCCGACTTCGCCAAGCGCTGGAGCAGGCGGCGCCACGCTTGGCGCCGGAACGTTGATAACGATTTGCGACGTGCCATCCTGAACGCTCTCGTATCCGACCTTACAGGCCATCAACCCCGCCGGGCAGAGGGCATCGAATAAACATTCCGCCATCATCTTGACGGCATCGACGCGATTCGGCCCCAGGTAGAACCGAATCACCGCTTGCGCGATTGGTGCGGCCTGCTCGAATTGCGGCTGCAATGCCTTCAAGATGATTTTGGGAAGTTGGAAAAAGAGTTGCGCTTTTTTCTGCTCGACGTTTGCGAAATCTTTCGGCGTGACGAGTTGATCCGGGTTGATGGCTTCGGCGGTCAAGCCATTGGGTTTTGCAAGATAACTTTGGAGATTCCGATTCCACATCGGAACCATGTCATCATCGCGCTTCGATTCCGAGGCTTGAATTTCTTTCTTCCAGAAACCCCACGATCCGAATCCATCAGCGGGTAACGGCAGTGGTGTAGCGGGTGACGGCGCAGCGTCAGGCATGGATTAAAATCCGCAGCGGCGGGCGATTTCCTGCCAATGTTTCGGACAGAGCGCTAACCAGTGGCGCGTCCAGCCGCGCGTTTCGTAACCACAGACTTCACATTTCCCGCGCTCTGGCGGGTTGTAATCGTCGGGATACTGGCTAGGCATGTCGGTGGTGCGGGTAGTCTACCACGGCCGATACCGCGTGAGTTCATCTTTCGCGGCTTGGAACAGTGCCCCTGCGCTGTCGGGCGGATACGGTTTCTTTTTCAAGGCTTCGTAGTCGATGATTTCAGGACGTAAGCCGAGGATCACCGACCGATAGCGGGGATGAGTTTTAGGGCAGTCGAGCAAGGCTTGCTGAATCAAGGATTCGGGAAGATTGTGGGCATTCGACAGCAGTGAAAACGAATAATACTTTCGTGACGGGTGCGGGTTGTTAGCCGGGTAGTCCTTCGCCAGCCAGTGCCAGTTCTCGGTCGGATTCGGCGTGAACGTGAGTTGCGTTGGATAGGCTTCGCCGCGCACCCTCGCTTCAATGTTCGGACGGAGCCGACGACGCAGTTCAAGCGGGAACGATGGATCCACTTGCTCCGCCTGATCGACATAGATCCGCGACACAGACAATCCTCTAATTTTCCCGAATTTGCGGTCAGGTGCGATCTCGTTCGTTTGCAATCCGAACGCGAAACAGCGTGAACCATTTTCACATTCGTAGCAACTCTCCTTCGCGTTCCACGTAAGTTTTGTTCCGTGAATGCGTGCGAGTCGTTCAAACTCTGGCCGCAAGAGCGTATGGACATGGCTGTCCACCCACCGCGCAATCAGCGTCCAGATGCCTGGATATTGCTTGAGTTTAATTAGCTCCTTCCACAACGCAACGACACTCTTCCCCGATGCCAACGATCCTTCCGCGTCTATCTCGGCCGTGTCGTCGTTTAAGAATTCCAAATGTTGCCCTTTGAAGGTCAAGGTCTCCATATCACACCAGATTTTATAAAGAGTTTTCGCAGCGATACGAGGGGTATCGCTAGAAACGCAGCGAACTCTGTTGGTGGATGCCTTGGAATGTGAGCATCAGAATCCGCTCTTAAGAATCCAGCTCGTCACGCGCTTGCCGTTCCAGTCCTTCGAGAGTTCTTCATTCGGGTAACGACTGACCGAGATACCGCGCCGATCCGTCAACATCTCGCGCCAGATATGCAGCACGTAGTGATACTCGCGCGTGCGGAACAACTCTCGCCAGATGCGCATCTCTCGCGTGCTCATCAGCTCATCTCGTTACGAGGGTTGGTCGCGTGCGGGACGATGTTTGTCCATTCGTGGCCGTCGCGCTCTTTCGCGAGTTCGATAAATTTCTCGCGCGCATCAGGACTCGCGGCCGAGAGCCACCAGGACGTAGGTTTCGGAGGAGGAGGCGCGACGAGCACAGGGCCAGAATTCCAGCGGCGTTTGATTTCTGCCTTCTGCGCTTTCTTGTCAGCGGTTTTAGACATGATTATGCAGCCATGAAATCGCGGAGGATCACACCGACCATGCCGTCTGAAGTCAGCAGAACGCACGTTGAATACTTGGAATCAAGCCACGGCCGACGGGGATTGTCCTTGTCGTCGTGATTTTCATCACCGGCGTTCGCATCAGCTAATTGGCGCGCGTCCATCTCTGTCTCAGCGCGAATCACATATCCAGCGCTTTTGTCATACCACGGCTCCCACGGATCATCGTCGCGTGGAAGGTCTTCGCGTTTTTCCAACAACCACAGCTTCACTGCACCCTCATCGGCGTCGAAAGAATCGTATTCAGCGAATCAGAATCAGGATCGAGATTACCTACAGGCCGTCGATATGCGATCGCGGCGTGATATTTTTCGCGCACTGAGAGCGTCGCGTCGCAGTAGTCGCCCGTGCCTGGATACATCACGTCGTTGATCGTGCCAGCGTGCCAGAACCCGAGTGCGTGCCCAAGTTCGTGCGAGACGACGCGCGGCCCCATCTCGGAGACACCGGGACACCGACAGTAAAAGCCGGTGTTCTGATTCGCTTTGTAGAACAAGTCGATCGCGCCGGGATTCGCGCCGATGTTCGCTTGCCCGCACCGCGCCGTGCCGTTCGTGGAGAGCACCGTGCGATTCGACCAGTTCACGTTGATCCAGCCGACGCGCGATTCACGCAGTGCCGTGCCGCGCTCAAACGCCGCGACACTGAACTGGCCGTTCGTCCATTCGGGCACCATGCGGCGGATCGTGTTCTCGGCGCTATCGAGCGTCTTTGCATCCATCACGACGCCGTTTTCATCGGAGATTTTCATATAGAACGATGGCGATTGCGTCCAGCGTCGCAGCGGTTCACTCGTCGTCGGCGCGTCGAGTGTGTTGCGCACTAGTTGTCGATAGTAGTTCAGATCGAAGCCGCCACCGAGGACAATCGCGTCGAGGCTCAGCGCGCGATTCATCGACACCGCGGCCGTCACGCTGCGAGGTACGATGCTAGACCCGTTCAACGTAATGCGACTTGAGCCGAAGGGTTGCGTGCTCGAGAAATTCCCGAGCGCATCCGACACCATCGACGCGGATCCGACGTTTACGGAAATTCCTGCGAGCGCTTGCCCGCCATTCGTCGCCGTGATTCTTCCGCTGATCGTCGCAGAGGTTGGCGCGGGTGGAGGCGTGGTGATCGGTGGAGGCGTCGAGACACTTGGCGCTGTAGGAGAATTACTGCCGCCGCAGTTCACGCAGCAGACGAGCAATCCAAATCCCAACAGAAGCAGGGCACTACGAGCGGACGGCATCGCCGGTCTGGATCTATCGATCCAACTTCTTCCCGCCAGTTCCCGCACGCGGCCATCTACCGCGCATGGTTCGTAGTCCCTTGTTTCTGTTGGGGTCATTTCAATTTCCTGTTTTTGCGGGTGAGGAAGTCCGCGTAGCTGGGGCTCATAAAGTTCAATCAATCAAAACTTCGTAGTAAAACGCATCCGGCGCGTAATGGATTTTGGACGCTGACTCAGGATATTCGCGTCGGACGAACGACGCATAGTCTTCAAAAGAGATTCGCCGCACAACGCGAAACCGCGCCGGCTGATACTCGTGGTTCTGATCCCGCACATAGCCGCTCGTGATGAGTGCGCCCACTTCCATCGGATCGGTGCTCCAAATCGGATGTAGTGGCATCTACGATTCTCGGTTCACAGTCGGCATGTCACAATCCTCGTAAGTTGTTGAAAATATCTCGAAATTCAGAAACCCCGATTTTGCCCTAGGGACGACTTCTCGGAAGTTTCGATACCTAGGTCGATCTGAAAACGCTCTCGCTACAGCGAATCCTCGCGCGTTTGAGAGGCATTCTGAGAGACCGCTTTGTCCGGTAATTTCTTCGTATCGGCCGGACTTTTATCTTGACTGCGCTCCCAGCCAGTGCCTCTACAAGCCTTGCATGGTTTTCGCAGATTCAAGCGGATCATCATCAGCCAGGCTGTCGCTGTGCTGACGTTCAACTCTTTCGCGAATTCCCGTGAGGTCGGCACATGCCGGCGTTTCTCAGTGACGCGCTTGAACGCGCTCGCTGCCTGCGCTGCTGTGAACTTCGGTCTACGTCCCATTTGCAAACACGTTACTGGAAAGCGTTCGGCTTGTCAAGATTTCTCGATGTCGGTCGCAAGTCTGTCGAGTGCATCGGCTATCGCGTGCTCTCCGGAGAGTTTCGCCAAGGCATAGGCCGTAAGGACCATTCCGACGATTCGGCGGCGCTCGTTCTCGACGGCGAGTTTTACGCTTTCGGTAATTTCAGCCGGTATCGTCATTCGTGTCCTCTTTTAGAACAGGCAGTGAAACCAGACTGTGCGGACGGGGTTTCCCCTTAAGGGGGAAAACCCCCCACGTCCGACACGTGTCCGAAACGACTGTCCGGACACACTGTCCGGAATCCGCAAGTCCTTCGTATATAGATAGTTATAATGAAAATAGGCTATGTTAAAAACGACTGTCCGGACACACTGTCCGAGAGGACTGTCCGGACAGTGTCCGGCACGGAATTTGCGCAATAAAACTGACACGCCGCGTATCAAGGTTGGTTGCCCTTCACGAGTCGGATCTGTGTCACGCCGTTGATGTCGAGTGTGCGCGTGAGGGTCTTTTTCTCGATCCATCGGTCGATGGTTTTTCGGACGCTGTCGGCTTTATGGCCCATTGAGCACTCAGCGAATAGTGCTTCTTCAGAGAGCGGGCCGTATTTGAGCGCCAGCTCTATCTTTTGTTTGAGTGTGAGGTTCTTCTCGATCATCTTGTCGGTGAACACACCAGGCCCGACCGCGATCCGCTCCCTTGAGAATTCGACACGCATCGCGAACGGCGCACGCAAAGCAGTTAAGTTCGCTTTTTTGTTGAAACATCCGACCGTGATTTCGTTCGGGTAGGGAGAATCTTCGCCACGTTTCAGAAACCACGTCGCTCGAGCCATGTTGTGCCAGTAGGTTGATCCGAATGGCCGTTCTTCGGCCTGCTCTGAGCGATTGATATGCGCGATGTGTAGCGACCCGATGTCTCCGCATTCGCGCAGAGCTTGCTGATAGCCGAGCGCGGATTCCGACGACTCGATCGGAGCCTTAGCGCCGAAGCTGAGTGAGTCGCAGATCAAAAACTGGATTTTGCGTTTCGCGATGATGTCGCGGATTGGCAGGATGTCATCGACAAACGGGCGGTTGCAGCGTCGATAAAACAACGTGTCGCGAATTGAGTGCATGTTGCCGAGCAGCATCGTGATCCGCTGCGCATGTTCTTCTGCGGTCAGCTCCCAATCGCAGTAGAGCACACGATAGCCATTCTCAGCGAGATCCGCCGCCGCGTAGAGCGCGAGCAAACTTTTCGCTGCGCCGCCATCACCGAACCAGATGACCGGATGATGACGTAAAAGCGGCATTCCTGCGGCGATGATGTCGGGACTGTATTCCTTTTCAGGCCGCGGGACATCGGCGAGCGCGATTTCTGGATCGCCGCGCTCCTCGTGACTGAGCACTTTGATTGCAAGTTCTTCGACAAGGCCGCGCCAGTCAATCGAGGCTTCGCAGCCGCGCGTTTCCAGTTCCTTCGATCGCTCATGGCGAGCGCGCACGCTCGAAAAACTGAAATCACCCATCGATAGCACGTTGTCAGCCACGATTTTCGCGCCAGCAAATTGCGCTCTCACAGTGAGCAAACCCCATACCTCATCGAACTTGAGGCGGACGCGCGCGACATCGAACGTGACCTGAATATCTGGCACGTCCATGCGATAGCCGACGCCTGGAATTACGAACCAGTTTCGCGCGAGCCCGCGGAAACTCCCCGGCTTGCGCGGCTTTTCCTTGAGGAAGTTGGTTGCGGCTGCCGGCAGAATACGAGGTTGCTTAGTCGGTGGACCTAGGTCAGAGACGAGCGCGTCGTCTTTCACGATTGCGCGCGTTGCGTGGTGTAGATGTGGACGAGAGCTTGATGGGAGATGTCGAGAAGTTCGGAGACCATCTCGCGAGCCACGATCAGCGCTGCGGCCAGCTCGATGTTCTCAAGTTCCAGTTGGATGACATCAGCGGCAAGCAGGTCAACAACGTCTTTGTCGGACGCACCGGACATCGGCAACACCCCTCAAAAAGTGTAAAGGCGTCGGGCCGCAGCACGTTTGAGGACGAACTGCGCGCTCGACTGAGCAACCCACGGCCGCGGGCGCCCGAGCCGACGCAAGAATGCGCCTTCCTTACGGAATTGTCAAACGCTGAGTATTGTTCCGCTGCGCCCGAGTTAATAAATGCCCATTCACAAACGAATAGTGATATACGATCCGACCAATGCGCCAGGCAGATAGAAGAAATATATTGACAGCTCTACAGGAATGGATCGTCGAACGGTATTTAGGGATGGAACAAATAAGGCAAGTGGTCAGACCGGTATGTAAATGGTCATTCAGTAACTCAGGAATTTCTAAGGAAAACGAGAGGTTGAAGAAAATGCTTGACAGCGCGTTTGTGAATGAGTATTTACTAACGTTGTCGGCCGGTTGGCA